ACATCAAGGAGAGAGATTTTACAATCTAATACTTGATAACCAAGACACCATAGATATTAATCACAGATTGATGCAATTATCAGATGTGGATATTAGTGGTGGTGCTAAATTAAAGATTAACCGAATAGTAAATGGTAAGATACCTGAACTGAATAAAGTAATCTTTCAGAAGATGTTTATTGAGGATAGAATGTTTGGTGCCTTACCAAATATGGATAGTTGGATAATGCAAACTTGGACTCAACTCAATAGGTTTGCTAAAATAAACAATGGGTAGAAAAAAGAAATATTATACCGAAAAGGAAAAACTCGAAGCCCAACGAAAGTGGCAGATGGATCACTATGAGCGCAATAAAGAGAGGATTCTAAAAAAGGCTAAAGAAAGGTATAGATTGAAAAAACTCGAAGAACGAAGAAGGGAAAAAAGGAGAAAAATGTATGGCGACCAGTAAAACAATCAATGGGGATTGTTTAGAGGAACTAAAGAAACTCGATGATAATTCAATAGATTTACTTTGTACAGATCCACCATACGGATATGGATTTATGGGGAAACATTGGGATACATTTCAAGAAAAACAATCTACCAAATCCCAAACCGTAGGTTGGATGAGTCCTGGTATGAAGAAATCCACATATGGGATGAAAGAGTTTTTTGTTCCTATTTGGGAAGAAGCATTACGAGTACTAAAACCTGGTTCATTTTCATTCGTGATGAGTGCACCAAGAAGTGATGTTCAGATGGTTATGTTACAGACATTACAAGAGGCAGGATTTGATGTTAGTTTCACACCAATCTATTGGACATATGCTACAGGTTTTCCAAAGGCTATGAATGTTGGTAAGAAAACCGAAAAGGAAAATCTTGAAGGAAGTTACGCTGGATACCAACCAAAACCCGCTGTAGAAATCGTCATAGTCGCAATGAAACCATTAGACCAAAAAACTTATGTAGGTCAGGCACTTAATAATCAAAAAGGTGTAACTTGGTTAGATGATTGTAGAATACCATTCGGTGATATGAACGATAAAGAACAATTTGATAAAGACAATGTGGCTGGACAAATGAACTTCGATGGTAGATACGAAAAGGATAGTGGTAAAATGTATGAAGGTGGTTGGGATAAACCTATGAGAAAAACCACCAAGAGAAAACCAAGAGAAGAAAATACGGTATTCAAGACAAGTGGATTTAAGAGTGAAGATAATGATACAGCGGAAGCATCACCATTTGGTAGATTTGCAGCAAACCTATTAATAAGTGATGATATATTAGAAAAAGATTTTAGTAGATTTTATAGTTTAGATTCGTGGTGGGAAGATAGATTGACTAAATTACCAGATGAAATTAAAAGAACATTTCCATTTTTAGCAGTTCCAAAACCAAGTAAATCAGAAAAGAATAATGGGTTGGGTAGATTTGAAAAACAAGAAAAAATATTTAATGGTCAAAGTGATAAACCGAGTAAAGATATGAAAGGTGTGGAACAGAAATTCACAACACAACCATCAGCAAATAATCATCCAACCGTAAAACCAACAACCTTAATGAGCTACTTAATTACACTTGGTAGTCGTAAAGGTGATGTCGTATTAGATCCATTCGCAGGTAGTGGAACAACAGCAATTAGTTGTGTGTTTTCAGAGCGAAATTACCTACTTATTGAAAGAGAAAAAGAGTATTATAAAATACTAAAAGCTCGAATTAAGAAGGCAGAAAATCCTGCAGGAATCGTACAACATGAGTGGTTTTAAAAATGAGTGATAAATCAACTTTATCCCAATTCGGTCATGTCTTTCAATCAAAGACAATATCATCTTTATTATCAGATAAGAAATTTATACAAACTATATCAGACATACTTGAACCAGAGTATTTTGATAGTGATGCCAACAAATGGATATGTAAGGAAATAAGAGATTATTTCTTTGAGTATAAAACTCCACCAACACTTGAAGTGATGAAAGTTAAGATTGATGATATGGAGAATGAGGTTTTACAAGTTTCAGTAGTGGAGAATCTCAAGGAAGCTTGGAGAAATGTAAAATCAACTGATTTAAAATTTGTTCAAGAACAAACATTAGAGTTTTGTAAAAATCAAGTTATGAAACAGGCTATTATGAATAGTGTGGATTTGATTGAGGTTGGTCAATATGACCAAATCAAAAAACTCGTGGATAATGCTATGAAGGCTGGTTCTGATAGAGATTTAGGACATGATTATATTATTGGAATAGAAGAAAGATTAACTCAATCATCAAGGGTTACGGTAAAAACAGGTTGGGATCCGATAGATGAGGTTATGGATGGTGGATTGGGTGCAGGAGAACTTGGAGTTGTAGTGGCACCAGCTGGTATTGGTAAGTCTTGGTGTTTACAAACAATTGGTTCTGCAGCAGTTAAAGAAGGATTGAATGTAGTTCATTATACTTTGGAGTTGAATGAGAATTATGTTGGACTTCGTTATGATACGGTTTTTAGTGGAGTTACCACATCAGATATACAATTTTATCAAGAGGATGTCAAGAAAAAAATAGACTCACTCAAGGGAACATTACTGATTAAGTATTTCCCCACAAAAAGTGCTTCAGTTCAAACCTTAACTTCACATCTAAGTCAGATAGAAATTCAGAATCAAAAACCTGATTTAATATTAGTTGATTATGCAGATATTCTTAAAGGTGTGGGTAGTGAGAAACGGCATGTATTAGAAAATATCTACGAGGATTTAAGAGGATTAGCAGGTGAATTAGATTGTCCAATATGGACAGCCTCACAGGCAAATCGTAGTTCATTGGAAGAAGAAGTGATTGACGCTACAAAGGTCGCAGAAGCTTATAGTAAAGTAATGATAGCAGATTTTGTAGTATCGGTTAGTAGAAAAGTAGAGGATAAAATAGCAAACACAGGTAGGTTTCATGTAATAAAAAATAGATTCGGTCCTGATGGAATTACGTTTCCATCAAGTATTAATACTAATATTGGTAAGATAGATGTTTATGAAGCCAATACACAAGATGGTCAAAGTACTCAAGGAAAAATGGATAACAGCCAAGAGTATTTGAGAAAAACTTTAGCAAACAAATATAACAATTCTCAGAAAGATACCGATGGCTTCGAATAAAAATCTATATATATCATACTTATATGAGGTAAAGTTATGGAAAGCAAATTAAAAAATGGGAGAAATCGTGAAGATGGAAAAGTTTAAGTTATCAGAAAATTTTATTAATAAGTACAAAAGAAGAAAAGCTCCCTTTGGTTTTAACGGATTAGGTGAGTTAGTTTATATGAGAACCTATTCTCGAATCAAAGAGGATGGTAAAAATGAGAGATGGTGGGAAACCGTTCAACGAGTTGTTGAAGGTACTTACACTATGCAAAAAAATTGGATTGATTCACATCAATTAGGGTGGAATCCGTGGCAAGCTCAAGCGTCCGCACAGGATATGTATGAGCGAATATTCACTATGAAATTCTTGCCACCCGGCCGAGGTCTTTGGGCAATGGGAACAGCCGTTACCGAAGAAAAAGGTTTGTACGCCGCCCTAAACAATTGTGCATTTGTATCAACTAAAACACTAAAAGAAGATTACTCGAAACCATTTTGTTTCCTTATGGATGCAAGTATGTTAGGAGTGGGTGTTGGATTTGATACAAAGGGTGCTGGAGAAATAGTAGTTAAAGGAGTGGACAAGGATAGAGATGTACAGACATTTGAAATACCTGATACTCGTGAGGGTTGGGTAGAATCTTTAAAACTACTATTAGAAGCTTACTTTCATGGTCAAGCGCCAATCGAGTTTGACTATTCAAAAGTCAGACCAGCTGGAGTACCAATCAAAGGTTTTGGTGGAGTTAGTTCAGGTCCTGAACCATTAGAAGAAGTTCATGTGGATATCAAAGGGGTATTAGAAAAGAATAGTGGAGAACCAATTACCGTAACAACGATTGTAGACATAATGAACCTTATTGGTAAATGTGTCGTGGCAGGTAATGTAAGACGAACAGCAGAGATTGTATTTGGTGATCCTTATGATGAGGAATACTTAGATTTAAAGAATTATAAAGTAAATCCACATCGTGACCAATATGGTTGGACTTCTAATAATTCAATATTCGCAGAACTTGGTATGGATTATACGGAAGCATCTGAAAGAATTAATGACAACGGAGAACCAGGATTTGCATGGTTAGAAAACATGAGAAAATATTCTCGTATGAAAAATGGTGGAGATGATAAAGACCATAGAGTTATGGGTGGTAATCCTTGTTTGGAACAATCATTAGAAAGTTATGAATTATGTTGTTTAGTAGAGACATTTCCAAATAACCACGATTCATTAGAGGACTATCAAAGAACACTTAAATATGCTTATCTGTATGCCAAATCAGTAACATTAGGTAAGACACATTGGAGTGATACCAATCGAGTTATGTTGAGAAACAGAAGAATTGGATGTAGTGTGAGTGGAGTTGCTCAGTTTATTACTCAACGAGGATTACACGAATTAAAAAATTGGTTAGAGGAAGGATACGACACAATACAAGAATGGGATAAGATGTATTCTGATTGGTTCGCAATTCCAAAGTCAATTAAAACCACAAGTGTAAAACCAAGTGGAACGGTTTCGTTATTAGCAGGAGCAACACCAGGATTACACTATCCTGAATCAAGATTCTATATCAGAAGAATTAGGGTTTCAAAACATTCAGAATTATTAGAACCTATGAAAAAGGCTGGATATAAAGTTGAACCAGCTTTCGGTTCAGAGGACACAACAATGGTTGTTGAAGTTCCTGTTGATGTGGGAGAAGGAATTAGAACCGTGGGTGAGTTATCCATATGGGAACAATTCAGTTTAGCTGCATTTATGCAAAGACATTGGGCTGATAATCAAGTTAGTTGTACCGTAACATTCAATCCTGAAACAGAGGGTGAAATGATACCACAAGTATTAAACTATTTCCAATATCATCTAAAAGGTATAAGTTTA